GGTTGGCTTCATGCAGCGACATCTTGCGCTTGCCGCGTAGCATGTAAGACACTGCCGCCGCGTCAACGTCCAAGAGCTTGGCGAGCCCTCGCTGTGATAGCTCAATCCCTTTCAGCCTGTCTCTGAACCATCTTGTGTTCATCGGCATAGATTGCACTACACTCAGCGTTGCGTCAATCGCACCATGATCCACTCTTTCAAATAAATCCATGACCATTCCCACCATCCACCGTCTTGAACCTGCCTTCACCGTCCTTGAGCGCCTGGGCGGGAAGTCCTCTGTCGCGGCTGAACTCGATGTAGCCGCATCCACGTTGTCTCGTTGGTGCCAGCCTGTCCCTGCCGGGACTGGGGGCGTCATACCTCAGCGGCATTGGCCTGCGCTTCTGGCCTTTGCCAAAAAACAGAATGTCTCGCTCGACGTTTCCGACCTTGTGCGCGTCTGACTCCCATGCACGCGGGAGTCGCGCTTATGACAAATTCGGATTTTTTGGCCGAGGCCATTGGGCCGCTTTCGCAGGATGAGTACGGCTGGATTTGCAGCTTTGCCGCCCCGCCAGATCAAGGCCTTTGGGCTGGCAGGTTCTGGACTGCAACGGAGCGCCAAGCCGCCATCATCGATGGGGCAGCATCCGCGAACAACTACTTCAGCACCGCTGTCCTGTCTGGCACCACTGAAGCGGGGCAGATGGCCCGCACAAAAAGCACGTTCTCGCGCTTGGCCTGCTTGGTTGTTGATGACGTAGACCCTGACTCCTTGCTCGGGGGCTTCAGTTGGTCAGTTCAGACAAGCCCTGGCAAATTCCAAGTTGGAATTTTGTTAGATCGAGATGATCCAGACTGCAGCAATCTCGCTCTGGTTGACGCTGCCATGTCGGCTCTGTCGGCTCGCGGGCGGCTGGGCGGGGGCAACGACTCATCTGGCAATGCGGCAGTTCGCTATGTACGCCTGCCCTATGGCCTCAACACCAAGCCCCGGCCTGCTGGGCCGTGGGAAGTGCGCCTAGAAACCTGGGCGCCTTCTGTGCGTTGGAGCCTTGCAGACGCCTGCGCTGCAGTGGGCCTTGACCTTGATGTCCTGCGCTCTGCGGTTAATCGTGGTGAAAAAACAACACGCAACAGCCCTAGCGGTAGTGCTGGCTCGGTGGCCGGTGATGCTCTGTCGGTGCTTTCTGCGCCTTTGGATCAGCGTTCCTACCATGACGCCATCGTGCGTATGGCTGCGTCTTTGGTGGCTGGTGGCATGTATCCAGGCGCTGCTGTGGACTTCCTGTATTCGCTCATGGATCAGGTGAAGCCTGCTGGGCCGTTGGAGGAGGTTGCACGCTGGTCTGCGCGGCGGGCTGAGATTCCGAGGGCTGTGCGCAGTGCTGAGAAGTTTGCGCCGCCTGATAGGGCGCCTGCACAGATAACCGTCAATTTGTTAGCACGACAGGGCGCTGATGTTAAGAATTCGCCGGATTCTGAACATGAGGCGCCCACGCTTCTTCTGAGTCTGCATGAGCTTGAGAAGCGCAGCGCGGCTATTCGCTGGCAGGTCAAGGGGTTCATTCCTGATGACTCTCTGGGCATGATGTTCGGCGCGTCTGGGACGTTCAAGAGCTTCATTGCCCTAGACCATGCCCTGCACATCTCTCATGGCCTGCCGTGGCTTGGCAGACGCTCCAGCATTGGCCCCGTTGTCTACATTGCTGCAGAAGGCGGGGCGGGCATCTATAGGCGCGTGGCTGCGTGGCACAAAGAGCACAACCTGCCCCTGTCTGAGCGTTTCCGCGTCTGTGTTGTGCCTCTGGTGTTGAGCATTTCTGAACACGTTGACGCACTCGCAGCAGCCATCGAGGCCATGCCCGAGCGCCCATCTCTTGTCTACGTTGACACCCTCAGCCAGACCTTTGATGGCGACGAAAACAGCGCAACAGATATCAGCGCATATCTGCGCCTCATCAACGCCAATATCCGCGCCCGCTTCCAATGCTGCGTAGTAGTAATCCATCACTCAGGTCATGCAGCTACTGAGCGCCCTCGCGGCTCATCTGCAATTACTGCCAACGTGGATTTCATGCTGGGTGTATATCGGCCAGACGCCGGGTTATCCATTGCCCGCGTTGAAGTAATCAAGCAGAAGGACGGCGAGAAACTAGCCGCCCAGACGTTTGAACTTAAGCGCGTGGTATTGGGCGCTGATTCTGATGGCGACGAAATCTCATCCTTGGCTGCATTCCATAAGGACGTCGCTGGGCCTGTTTTGGCTGCGTTTGCAGCCCGTCTTAATGCGCATGAACAAGTGCTGATGGAGCTTCTTGGCGCGTCTGGCGCTGCGGCTGAACATGATCTGCGCCACCAGTTCTATGACGCTTTCGGGGATGAGTGCCGGTCTTCTGGACGCGAGTTCAAACAGGACAACGCCCGCAAGGCGTGGAATCGGGCTTTGAGCGCCCTGTCGCAGAAGGGACTTCTGACCGTGACAAGTGCTGGAATTGTAAGGAATCAGTCAGAAACCGGGACATGACGCTTGTAGGGTCTTTCTGGTGCCGGGACATGACCGGGACAGAAAGCGGGACAAAGCCGGGACAAAGCGGGACAGAACGGGACAAGCGGACACCATCAGCCGGGACGGGACGGGACACACCCTTAAGGGTGTCCCGGTTGTCCCGGTTGTTGTCCCGGTCCCGGTGTTTTGTCCGGTTGGGAATGAAAAAGGCCCCGCGTGGGGGCCTGGGGGTTGGGTGGGGGGGTGCGGTCAGATGCTGACGGCTGAGAAGCCAGAACCGCAGGCGCGGCTGTAGCCGTCATCATGCGTAACCATGACCTTGGCGGCTGTCTTGCTGGGCTTGGCTGGGCCGGTGTAGGTGTGCTTGCCGAGGGCGTCCGCAATGTGCTTTTGGATGTTGTGAATGTTGCCCCAGTCCTCAAGGCCGGGGATGGGCGTGCTGTAAAGGACGCCGCTGCGATATTGCTCAACGGTGGGCGCTGGCATATTGGCGCTGGCGAAGTTACCGGAGAATTTAGCCATCATGCGATTAATGCCGCGCTGGACTGCTACGTCCGAATAATCGCGGTCAGTAAATACGAAGTCAGCGGAGAAATGCACGGGCTCGCCGTCAATCATGTGATAAATCGAGCCCTTGTAATCAATCGAGCCGTCGAAGTAACCGCCGCAGAATGTCTGCGTGATGTCGCGCACCTGGGCATCGTTGGGGCCGTCGATCCAGCGGACGCGGATGCTAGAGCCGCCGCTGTAGGTGTCGCTGCGCACGCTGAACTTGACGCCAGGGAAAGCCTCCTTGAGGGCTTGGCGGATGAGCTTGGCTGTGTCGGCTGTGGAGATGTAGCGGGTTGTCATGGTTGGCCTCGTTGGGGTGGTTGGTGGGTTAGGTGCGGCGGGCAATAGCACGAGCCTTCTGGGCTTCCAGGCGCTGAAGTTCTGCTGCGGCCTCGCACATGGCCCGCGTCCAGTTGGAGAAGTTGCTCCAGCGCACACTGTCAAGGTGCCGCCATCCGTTGACGTCTCCGCGCTCCATTTCGTCGATCAGGCCAGCACTAGTGATGGCGCGGTTGTTGCGGGCTGCGCGGATGATGTCGTTGAAGATTGCTTGCGTTGCGTTGTTCATGTTGCGGCTCCGGGTTGATGGTTGGTATGGACTCTATTGTGAGCTTTCCGCACCATGATGCAATAGGGGAAACCCTAAGAACACAACTTTTTTGCGTCTGCCTTGTGGTGCGGTAACATCAGCGGCATGAGTGAAACGCAATTTGCGGAGCATCAAGTCCCGTCGTTTGCTTCCGCTAACTTCAACCCCGAAGTAGGGAGAGAACAGCGAGAAAAGAAGGAGCGCCCCAAGCTGTCCACGCGAGACGAGGCGGGGCGTCCGCGCAGCCCAATCAACGGGGCGCTTGTGCCAAAGGGCCGCGCCAAGGGAACGCCCAACAAGGTCACGCAGACGCTGCGCGAGGCGGTCGAGCTAGCCGCCAGGGACTGCCACCCGCAGGGCCTAGCAGGCTGGCTTGTCGAGCGTGCGCAGGGCGGCGTGCAGGACAGGCAAATCTTTGCGGGCCTTGTCGGCAAGGTCATTCCGATACAGGTCAATCAGGACGTCAGCGGCGGCGTCAGCATCAGCTTGAACTGGCTTGGCAGTCGCAACATCGGCACGATTGCGGCACAAGCCAAAGTCATCGATGCGCAAACCATTGATTTGATTGAGGAATCCCAGCCGAGGCACTGGATTGCTGATGCAACAGGTGCAGAGCCTGCAGCGCAAGGGCTACAAGCCACGCAGCATGGCTCAGGCCACCAGGGTAGCCAAGGCCCTGCGAACGCGGCTCCTGAGCCCGT